CACCAAGATCATCATTCATTAACTTCTTAAATTCCCAGCTCTCACAAAACTGCTTGTTGAAACCACCAGGTCCGAACCAGCCACCTACGCCAAATTCAACACCACCGTGGAACTCTTGGAGGATAAAGTCGCCTTTGTATGCGTTACTCTTCTTCCACTTCTGTAGCATAAAGACCATATCGGCTGCTGATTTAGCAACGTAAGATAGTTCCTTGGCTCCATCACCGATAGGCTTACTAACGTAACGCTTTGGATTATCCATTACGTGTTTAATAGCCTCATCGTAATTCTTGAATACTGTGGATGGGATGGTTGTAATACCAGCCTTCTCCATCACATCTGCACCGTGCATGCGGTCTTGTTCCCAACGATTGGTATCAATAGATGGACCAATGATTGGATAACCTTTATCACGATAACGTTCCAAGCCATGAATGTAAAAGATATTATCTGTACAGAAGATTAGATCTGCCCAGTTCATATACTTCTCCCACTCAGAGACTCTTTCAATGAGTCCACCATCACCGACCATCGAGCGACTGCCATCCTTATTGTGTCTAATAAAACACTTTACTTGATGACCATAGTTCTGGCATCGTAAAGCAAAGTCTAGGCATACGCCCGATGCATCGATGATTAGTATCTTCATTATTCGTCCTGTGCGTCTTTCATTTTACGTTCCATCATACGTCTACGTTTTTCGTAGTTATCTTTTGCTTGCTGCATTTTAGTCTTACCATAGATTGGCATACCTAATGTTCCAAGTAACATACGTTGAAGTTGTTCTCCTTGAGGAGCACCTTGCCAAGCTTGTACGTTAAATGGTAATGCAGATTTGCCAACTGCTTTAGCCCGACCAACAAGAGAAGAATCCTCAAGCTTCGGTGCACCTGGTCCAGCATATTCTAATCCTGTTGTAGAAATAACAAAGGCTTTTGGTAAGAACCCTAGTTTATCTGAAATAAACTTATCAGTATCGCTAGCAAAATGAATAAACTCCATAGCATGCTTAGTAGCTTGCATAGTAGTTCCATCCTTAAATTCAACTCTTGTCTTATCTTTGTTATCCCAAATAGGATGACCAGAGGTAATCATGTTAACACCATTAAGGGCTGTAAGGTACAACAATGCAAACTTCATTTGATAAAGTCTAGCAAAATCACCTTGAGTTTTCGGTTTTAACAACCCCTTAGCACCACCAACAATATCAGGTGAGAGTAAATTCTTAGGTAGAGCTGTTGTAAATGAACGTAAGGTTGATACTGTCCAGTCAGGAGCAAAGATAACTGCTTGAAGAACACGCCTTCCTTCGGGGGAATACGATGCCATTTTCATGGACTCTTCAAACTTACTGCTTGACTGTCTAGCAATATCATACCAGTTCAATCCACCAAAACTATTGTTAACAAAACGACCAATCTCTTTAGCATGCACTTCTTTAGGAACATTAGGATGATCATGTACGGCTTGATCTAGTAACTTTGAGAATGTAAGTAATTTAAGACCATCGTGTACATAGTCCCAAGTAAAACTATCAATACGACCAAGAGTTTCTTTCTCAGCCCTACCTAATGCAGATTGAATTATCTTCTTATCTGAATAAGCTCCAAGAAGTTTATCAGCCATTTTACCAATCTCTTCGATTGCAGTGTGGCTTACGTCCTCAACACTTGACATACCAAGCTTAACACCACCCTCACGGATAGCTAAGTCAGCTACATCTCCCATACCACCTTCACGTAGTATCTTAAGGACACTACTAAGACTGCCTTGACCAACCTTTTCACCTAAGTATGGGCGGGCCATAACAAAAGCTTCAGCAAGCGATTTAGCGTGGAACAGTGATGCACTAATGTTAGACCGTTTAATTGCGTTGTTAACAGTAAGAATAGACTTCATCCAAGGACCTGGCTCCGAAGCACCTAACACAAAGTTAAGAGCAGACTTAATATCTGGGTGTACAAACCAACCAGCAAATGGACCATGATCAATTACTTTGTAGCCATAATGATCTTCTTTAGATCTTGGATCTACAATAGCGTACTTGTCATCAATCTTAGTTACTTTAAGTTTATTAAATAGATTCTTATCTTCAATTGCTTTGTACATATCGGTCATATAACCATGTGCAATCTCAGCAAGATCAGACTCAAGTTCAATGCCTTGCTTAGCCATAGCTTCACGGGCTTGTTCAAGCGATTCTATTTTACGTTCTTTACCAAATTGAGAACCAGGTTTAAGTCCTTCTTGTACTCCAGGAGATTTAAGTATTGATTGAATAAAACCAACCTCTTCTTCTGCTTTCATACCAGCTTTACGGGCCATACGTGTTACGTAATTCTCAACCAAGCCACGGATGACTTGTGCTTTCTCTGCCATCTTACCAATCTGATCCATCTTTATCTTGTAAAGATTCGCAGCCTTAGCCGCATCACCTTCAAGCGGTAGCCCATGTTCAATAGCAGCAGGTAAAGCACTGCGTTCAGCTGCATCAGGAACAAGTTTAATAATATCAGATTTAAAGATATTAGTTAAGCGTTGATTAGCATCAACGTTATTAAGGTTAATACCAATACGATCTTTAATATCTTCCACAACTACAGAAGCATGTGGAGTAACTGTTTCAAGATAAGACTTTGCAGCTTCCAGTCCTTTTGTATGATAAATCTTTCGTGCTATAGAAGCATGGATTTTTGATTCATCTTTCGGACCTTTAGTTTTGACATCTTTAACTTTTGGTTCAACAGCACCAGGCTCACCAACATCAGTGCGCCCAGCAGTATCCATTGGATCAGTACTCTCAGGTTTAGGTTTGGGAGCTTTCTTTGGTTTATCTTCTTTAGACCAAGACTCTTTCTCACGATCAAGTTTAGTCTTAACCTCTTTTGGTTGTCGAGGTTTATCAAGTTGAAACGCAGGATCACCTGAATCACGCAGGTCACCACTATGCAATCCCTCATCTGGGAAGTCTAGCTTCTTTCCTTTAGCAAGTTGTTCTGTTTCTCGTGCACGTTTAAGAGCTTCTTTACGCTCAAGAAAGTTACCAGCACCATCAAGAAAACCTTGTTCATGTGTGTCTTTAGTTTCAGCTTTCCGGGCTTCATCATGCTTAGGACCCATGCGTTCAACAGCACCAGTCTTCTTATCACGAATTGCAGCTTCAACTAATGGAGCTGTTTTTGTATCCATATCAGCCTTAGCTTCCGCTTCAAACTGATCAAGAGTACTTTTAATTGTTGTATCACGTTTAGTGGTTTCAGAAGCAGCAGGATCTCTAGCAGCCTCAGCTGCAGCCATACGAGCAGTGTTACCTAACTTGTCAGAGATGGCTTTAGTAATTGCAGTAGGCTTAGCAAAGACACCTTGGAATGTAGCAGCAGCTGCCACCTTACCAGGATCAATCTTACCTTCAGTAGCAAGTTCCGTACCGGCCTCCATACCACCACCAACTACAGCACCAAAACCACGAGATAACAATCCAACTTTACCCGGACCAAAGAACGGTAATGATGAAGCTAACTCACCAGCAAATGATGCCTTAGGATGTTGTATCTTTTCAACCTCTCGTTGGCCTTTTCCAAAGCCAGCAGCAGACAAAGTTTCTTCAGGTACCATGCCTTTAAGAGACTCACCAGTCTTATGTCCAAGATATCCACCTACAAGAGCACCACCAATAGCCCCTACAATAGGCCCTATAGGGCCTGTAACAGGCGATGTCATAGCGCCTAAGGCTAGGCCACCCTCAGCCCCAGCAACAGCTCCCGCAGCCCCTGGAATGCCTTCTATAGCAGCCTTAACTCCAGCTTTCATATCCCCAGGAAGTGCAGCAATATCTTTCTGTAGTTTCTCAAAGCCCTCTGGAGCAGCTTCAACAGATACTTTAGCCTTATAGCGGCCTAGTTTATCTGCTTTAGGAGTAGGTTCTTTGTACTCAGCCCAAGGACCTTCTGATCCTTTAGACTCGACAGGTGCTTCTTGTTTATAGTCTGACCACGGTCCCGATGAAGGCGCTGCTTCAGCAGGTGCAGCCTTATAATCTTCCCATGGTCCAGCCATTAAACTTTCTCCCAACTAGTTTCTTTAGAAGGATCTCCACCTTTATATTTCCAAGATGTACCATCCTTTGCTTTTTTAACATCACCCTTTTTAGGGGATTTAGTAGTATCTTTAGATTTATCTTTAGGAGCGTTAATAGGTTTATCTTCGTCTTCTTTAGGAAGATACTTTTTCATATTAGCATCAATTTGAGCATCATAGATTTCATTAATCTCTGTCTCACGCTCATCCATAGACTTCTTACCAAAGTATGGTTTTGTTTTTAGTTCTTTTAAAGCAGTAGCTCGCCTACCTTCAATTGCTTCTTCTTGAACAATACCACGTTTAGTTTTCCAATCTTCCATAGCACTAGCACGTTTTTCTGCTGGTGATGGTTTACCTGCAGATTTACCAGCATCAATACGTAGCTTCTCTGATTTATAATTCATATCAAAGAGAACTTTTTGTTCAGCTAATTGTTCTTTAAGTATTGCAATTTGTGTAGCTTGTTGTTCTTTATATGTTTCAGTGGACTGACCAATAGCTTTATGAAACTCATCCCACTTACCACTCTTTTGTGCTTTGTCTACAAGACCAGTGTACTCTAATTTCTCTTGTGGATTTAATTTATCAGAAGAAGAGATAGCAGCTTTAAGAGAATCAGGATTATCGTTAGCACGAATAGTCCGTTCAAAGTCAGATACTTCTGCATGATGAACAGTCATCTCAGCTAATTTAGTTTTAAGAGCATCGCCTTTATATTCATTAGCTTGCTTAAGAAACTTATCTGCTACTCGAGTGTTACCAGATTGCATAGCCATCTGACCAGCCTTCTGGTAGGTAGTAAATAGATCAGCACCAGGACCTGATTCAGCTTGAGCCTGTTTAAGATCACGATCGGCAACAATAGTATCGCCTATAGCTTGACCACTTTCAAATCCACCTGCAAAGGCTTGCGCTAAGTTTGCCATATATTATCCTTTAAAGTGTTGCTAACATTGCAAGAGCTTCTGCAGTACCACCACCACCCATTGAACTACCAACTAAATCAACACCACCAGCTGCAGCACCACCGCCACTAAACAAACCAGCAGAATTAGCACCACCAAGAGCCATACCAACTAAACCAAGACCTGATTGAGCATTCTGATTCTGTGCGTTGTAAGCCATCTGTGCACTCTGTGTTTGTGCATTAGCTGCACCAGAAGGTGTTTGGGTAGTAGCACCAGACAATGCTCCAAGATTACCAATCATCTGTTGATAATAACTGCTAAATGTATTCTGACCCATACTCTGAAGAGCATTAGCTTGTGCACCAGATTGAAGAGTACCACCAGCAGCACCAGCTGCTTGTTGAGCTGCTACCCCTTGTTGTAGTTGTTGTTGATAACCAGCTGAGCTTAATGCACTGCTTGGGTTATTAACTAAATTCATTAACTGATTACCAGCCTGAGTACGACCGCCAATTGCACCGTACGGATCTGTTTGACTTTGTGGTAATGGAGCTGGTGAAGCAGTACTAGAACTACCGCCACCAAAGATTGCATTGACTACGCCACCCATATTAATTCCTTTTTATATATATTTACTGAAGAGTTTTTCTACAAACTGATATCCAAGGTATTCAAATAACTTTGAGTTATCTATATGTACCTTAGTAGTGCCTAGCATTTTATTCACACCGATAGACTTCATATGTTGTTCAGCAAACTGAAACATACGAATACCAGTCCGTCCTTTTCTGTATTCCTTACGAAGGAAATATATATCTTCGTAGGCTGTAACGCATGACTTTACATGTAAGTGTTTACTAACAATGTAGAACATGTAACCAATAAGCTTATCGTCTTTGCGACAAGTAATAACGTGTAACATACCGGCTTGTTCAAGAGCAAAGTACTGAGTCCAGTCTGGGTCTAGTTCATAACCACCACTAACCTCTTGCTCTATTTCTTTATAGTGCTCTGGGTATATAACCCGTAGCTCTGGAAGAACATCAGAGTATAACTCTACTTGATATGTTACCATCTACCTTACCCTTGCTGTGCTGGTTGTCCTACATTCTCTAACTCACCAATATCAAAGTCTATCTCAGCAGCTTCAAGTCGTATTGGTTGGTTGTCAGTACATAAAAACTCCCAAGCACGTCGACGGCTTGCGCCTGCTTGATGTACTTGTGGACGTTCATTATTAAGGTTTACTTGTCTATAGTTTGACCATGTTTTATAGTCATCACTAGTATGTCTTATATTCATTGTAGCAGGAATCTTATCTCCCACAATCTCAACGCTATGATAAAACTTACGTTTAGTAGTTCCACTATCCATGATAGGTGTTACTGCTCTATAATAGATTGGAGCACCAGCATCATTGTAATATGTATCGGATAATGTGTACAACTTACCATTGTCATCATCTAACAAGAAGTATGTTTCCCCAACACCAGCAAAGTAACTAGGTCGGAAATACTGTTCTGCATAGATACCAGGAACACCAGAATCACTATCACCAATAGCCCACATAGTCCACTGATACCATTGCTTCTCATTAAGATCATACACAAGTGTTTGATTAAGATCTGCTAATGTGAGTATGTAAAAGGTATGTCCATTAATTCGTAATGGATATGCAATCACATCTGTAAGAGTACTATTGTTTAGAATACGATCAATGAATGGTGTTGATATCTTTGATGGTGATACACCCATGATAGAGTATACCGAGGGTCCTTGTTCCTTTGCAGTGCCAAGCCAGACTGTTGTTTGTTCAAACGAACAGATAGAATCTCCGCTAGCACACCCTAATTCAATGTGATATGGTGTGGCAATAGCTAGGGGGGAACCTGGGTATGAGCCAGTATCATAGTAGAAGTCTGTTGACCACTGACCAAATGCTAGTACATAGTTAAGATGTTTAACAATACCAACTAACCCATCTGGTTCTGCTTCTGCAGTTATATAATTAAGTGCATTCCATATTGTTGGGTTATTCGGTTCAGATGTATATATCTCACCATTAGTCCCACCAATAACAGTATAAGTATCTAAGTAAACAGCACCTGTAGCATAAGGGCCAGCAGGGAATCCGTTTAACAAAGCTGTTACATAGGCACCTGATCCAACTGTACCTTGAGCACTTACCCATTTAACAGTTGCTGTTCCATCGGATCCAGTACCACTTGTAAATGTAGGAGCAGTAGATCCTGTTGTACCAGCAACAGTAACAGTATATAAATTAGTTCCGGTCCAATAAGTATAATCAACTGCTACAGGAGTTGAGGCCACCCAAGCCGGTGAGTTTGCGGTTAACCATTGTGCTGTAGCACTACCATCAGCCTGTGGTGTGGGTCCTGTAAACGTTGGTGCAGTTGTTCCAGTAATTCCAGAAATTGTTACAGTATATAAATCAGTACCAGTCCAATACACATCTCCTGCAGCTACAGTTAAACCAGCTGACCAAGCAGTACCTGCTGAATCACCTATAGTTACAACTAATGTATCGCTTGATGTATAACCACTTCCTGGATTAGTAACAGTAACACCAGTAACAATACCACTTGTAGACTGTACAGTACCTATAGCAGTTGTTCCACCACCAGATGGGGCTGAGAATGTTACTATTGGATTAGCATAATGAGTACCACCAGTAGTAACAGTAGTTACAGTAATACCATCATCTACTACTTTAGCAAAGACACCAGTAGCTGGATTGTATGTGTAACCATTTACTTGGTTCTGTACAAACAAGTATGTGTTGTTAAGTGTGCTATTAAAATAACACTGCTGTACTATACCACCTATAGTACCAGTCATAGTACCAATAGTAGTTACAGCATAAGTTGTAGGATTAATCTTATATAGAACATTATTCACCACAGCAAATAACGAACCATTAAAGTTATATAATCCTTGTCCCTGTGCATTGGCAAGTGTTGCACCGGTATCTTTTATACCTGGGCGTTTAATAAACTCTCGCTTCTGTCCAACAGTCTCAAAGTAACCATTGACACACTTAGAATCCTTTGCCAAGGTACCATCACGAGTCTCTATTGGTTGTGCTAAAGGTAGTCTTGCAATTGGCATAGTATCCTGTTATGGTAGGTTGTTAGAAGAAGGTCTTCCCATTCTCATGTCAGGTTGGAAAAATGTAGAGTAAGTCTCAACATCCCATCCTTCTAATTCTTCTTTGTAAATCTTAGCACGCAAAGCAATCTCTTGACGATGATTACCTGGCACACTGTATTCAATAGCTAGCTGATCAGCAAGATTCCATACAAGGACGTTCATCCATTCAGTAGGGAAATCAGGGATAGCTTGTGCTGTCATAATATCAGCCATCGGTTGTTGCACAATAAAGTGTAACTGTTGATTAGACTGTGTATATGAATCTGGTGTAACATACAGGTATACATTACTTGTAATATTACGTACATCCATGTATAAGGAGTTAGGTGTTCCAGTACTAAACTTTGAACCTAACATATTGTATTCTTGTTTGCTTAGCAACTGAATCTGTACATCATCCGTAGATGGTGTTACAGTTATATTACGTAACCAAGCTTGTATTACTTTAAGTGGTTTATCTGTATTCAGATCTACCGTACCAGTACTAGCTGGGCCAATAACATACTCAGTCTGTCCAGCAACAAGTGGTAATATTAATTCGTTAGTCTTCCATATCTTTAAACCAGATGTTGCCATCTGTTTAATAAATAAGTTAAGAGCTAGTGATGCATTAGCTACTGTAGCTGCATCAGGAGTGTCGCCAAGTTCCAATACACCAAGCTTGCGTAATGCTAACTGGATAATCTGATCACGGCTTACTGTAAAGGTTGTAGACATCTAGCCTCCAAATAATAGTTTAATTGCACGATCAAGTCCAAGGGACTGTGTTACTACAACAGCAAGGGCACCAATGGCAATATACTTAATCTGTGCTAGATTCTTTTCTATACTGGCCATGGCTTTGGATAGATCATTAGCTGATTTACGAAGCTCTTTAATATCATCTTCATGGTTGTCTGCTTTAATCTCAAGACGTACTACTCTATTTTCTAGTTGGTCGGACATAAGATTATTCTTGTAGTTGAGTAGGTTCTTCAATAATTAAAGCAAACTGTTGTTGTAGTTTTTGTAGCAATGGATATGCTCCTGATTCAGTAGGTAGCTGTCCTACTACACGGAGAATAAATGCTGCTTCTTGGTCTTCTAATGTAAATGTTTTCATATTTTTCCTTGGTTACTAACGGCGTTAACTCGCCAATGAATACAAGAAATTACATTATTTTGGCCATCAATTGAAGGAATACAATCTAATGAATCTATTACCCATGTATAAATATTTGTCATAATTACCCTCTAAATATTATTGATTTCACAGTACCTGAACCCAATGTAACAGGTGCTCCAGTAATGTTTTGAAAATATACGTTTACAGTATTTGCAGAAACAACAATAGACGTTAAAGCAATTCCTGATGCGTTTACGCTAAATGAAGATGAACAAACATCGCCAAGTTTTGCTCCAGGTACTGTAACTGTTGCTGTTGATGTTGTTCCCCCAGCTATAGTTCCAGGAGAATAAGACAAAGTACCAGTTAAATATCTAAGATTTGTAGCTACGCTTACTATGTTTGATACATAAGAATTTACTCCAGCATCATTAAAATAACCAGAAGTTTGCAATCTATTGTATCTTGCATTTATAGCGGTATTGTTTTTAGAATTTGTATCTAAAATAATGGTTTGATGACTACCACCATCAAGAACACAATTACTAGAGCTGGTTCCAAAATTAACAATACTTGATGAATCACATTTTCTTAATTCAACATTAGAACCTAAAATATAAACGTCTGCTATGGTATTTACTTCAAAATCTGTACCCATAAATAAATCCGCACTACAGTCGGTTAAGCCATAAACACCATAGCTTGAACATCCTTCAGAAGTTCCACCTAAAAATATATTTCCCAAAGTATTAGAAAGTTGTATTCCAATAGAAGGGCCTTCAACAACTGGATTTATAAACGTACAATAGCTAGTAGTTTCTCCTGCATTTCTTTGTCCTAAATTAATGCCGATAGCTGGTTTTGCACCTAAATACCAACCGCTTTCGTTTACAGATACAGTAATATTAAATACAGAAGCAACTGAAAATTGAGTATAAAACCCTGCATAGGTTGTACCAGCACCTTTAATGTTAAAAGTTAAATTGCTGTGATGAACTGACCTTAAAAATACACCATTATTAGCTGTTGATGGGCAATTAACAATAAAGTCACCCATTGTTACATTGTAAATAAGGGCTGAATTACCAGCATCCAAAATAACAGCATTACCAGTTCCTGTGTATTGAAGAATAACTTCTCCTTCAGATTGAATAACTGCATTTTGAATAGCCCAATTTGGGCTAGTGCTATACACATAAGTACCAGCAGGAAACAATAAAATAGAAGGGATTGATTGTGATGCAATATATGCTCTAGCAGCAGCTAAAGCAACAGTATCGTCTGTTACGCCATCGCCAATAGCACCAAAATCTTTAACGCTAACAGTTTCAGATAATTTTTGATTAATTGGTCTATTAATTACGCCTGTTGGCGTAGAACCGCCATTCATTAAATCATATTTTGGTATTAAAGTTGTCATTTTTTGCCTGTTTAGTAATTAAGATAATCTTATTACACTCCATAAGACTGTATTAGTTGCCCCTGATGTTTGTGTAACTTGAACATTTAATCCTGAAATGCTAATAGTGTTATTTGTTGCTGCTTGTAAGGTTGTTAGTCTAGCAACACCGCCATCTGTAGTTACTAATGCTACTGCGCTGTAATTTAATGGAGCGGAAGAATTAATATCAGCAGTAACAATGTAAGACCCTAATGTTGTTCCTGGCAAAGTAAAAATAGTACCTGCCGTTGCGTTTGCAACAGAAATAGAACCATTAGCTGATGAAAATTTACCAGCCGAAATTACAGCATTATTTGATATAGAACCAGAAGTGCTTGTAGTGCCAACTAATAAATTAGTACCATCAAAACTTAAACCAGAACTAGAACTAAATGCTCCTGTTCCATTACCATAAGGAATATAACCAGCAGTAAGGCTTGTTAAGCCTGTGCCACCATTAGCTACTGGAAGAGTTCCCAATAAAGTCAATAGTTGAGCGTTAGTAGCTACTGTTTGAGCAGATGCTCCATTACCATAAACAAAGCCAGTTAATGTGCTTGTAATTGGGGCAACACTAAATGTTTGTGCTTGGCTAAATGTATTTACTTCATCTAGTTTTGGAAAATCATTTAAAGAAGCAGCAACTAAACGAAGAGATACTACTGCACCTGAAGAAAATGCAGTTCCTGCTGTTCCATCTTGCCCACGAACAATAGTAAATGTAGTTCCTGAAACTGCAGTTACTTTAACAATCTCAATAGTTGTTTGAGTAGCAGCATCAGCTAATGTGCAATAAAAATATTGTGAGCCTGTAGGAACTGGAAAGCCTGTCGCAGACGTAACTGACATAGTTGTAGCTACGTTAGTAAGACTACTACTTAAAGTGGTGTTACAATTGTTAGCGAAGAGCATATTAGGCATATATATTTTCTACAAAAATAAATTCAACAACATCACCAGCGTTTAAACCAGAATTAAATGTAATAATAGATGTAGATGTTTCTATATAATTGAAACCTATAATTTGTTTACTACCGTTTACAAAAACGGATAGTGCATTATACCCTACTAAATAAGTAAAAGAAGATAGAGTAAATATTGTTTGTGCTTGTGTGGCTACTTGATATTCTTGAAATATAGTAACAGTATCTTTACTAGAAGCAAATAAATTTAAACTACCAGCAGTAATCCGTAATTCAACATTATCACTAATATTAAATATTTGTGGTTGCGTTCCTTCTTGTCCTCTTACAATAGTTAAAACATCTCCAACACGTGCCGTACATTGTACAATTTCAGCTATTTCAGGATTATTAATCTGAATTAGTGTTAACATAAAATAGTTACCACCAGTAGGCTGTGGGAAGTACTGACCTGTTCCTGCAGTAAGTTGTAGAATAGTATCGGGAGGCGTAATAGCTCTAGCTAGTGCGGTAGAAGCATTGTTTGTAAATAAAGGACGTGACATTGAATTATCCTACTGTAATAGTGTTTACTAGGAAGCCATTAACTAACCTGTTAGAGCTATAGACTTTAATGAATTGATTCTGAGGCTCTGGTCTTGTCCATGGAGGTGCTTGGTAGTCTGCAACACCTCGTACAAAATCCTGTGGTTGTCTTGGTTCCCAGCAGCGTTCATCAACCATAAAACCATCCCAGCGTTGACGAAGCTCTGTATTCTTAACTACACGACCACACGACTCACAAAGACATTTCCAAAGACCTCTGACATAGTTTGATTGATAACTCATAGGTTATACCAGATTAGAAGCGTAGACTGGGAGATCACCAACACCTACATAGGTATTAGTTAATGAAGTAGTAATCGTCATTTCTAGACGATAAGTTACTTCAGTTAGTCCACCAATAATTCTCTGAGACGCTGTCTTATTAGCAATAATAGGAGTAGCCTGAAGGATTGCTGATGGGTTAGGGTCTACACCGTCCATAACAATAACGGAACAATCTGCCGTTAGAATAGTCTCATTAGGTGCAAGAACTTGAGTAAAATCAAAAGTGAATAATTCACTCTCAGTAGTAATCTTGTAAGAAAATGACTCAGCCATTAAAGTTTCCGATATAACATTATAACACGATTTTTAACAAAAATCAAAGTCTTTTCAGCCTTGTCGACTAAAATATCTCTGTCTTTAATTACCATTATCATAAGCTTCTTAGGCCCAACAATAAAAGTAAACTTAGCAACTGCGCCAAACTTCTGGACAAATGCTGGATATAGTTTAACTGTTATATGATTAACTACAGACAATAACTTTTCTATTAATCGAGAAAGAGTTGCAGTGTGTGTAGAAACAACACTTAACAGTTTTAACATTGCTTTAGTTAGACTAGTCGTAGAGCTAACTACAGTTTGTAAAGTCTTGTAAAAGAAAAACTGTACAACAATAACAACTGTACTTGAAATACTAGTTATAACTCTTTTACCTATTTGTTTAAGGACAGTAACTAAGTTACTTACTGCTACAGATAATGTCTTAGGTATTAACTTAAACAGACTAGCTGTTGAAGTAATCAGAGTTGAGTAGGTACGGCTAATTGCCCTACCAATGGTTATTGAGCTCACTACTGTTCTTGATAAAGCTACTAAGTGTATTGCTATATCGCTAAGCACCACAATAATGTGCTCAACAACAGTAGTCATAATCTTACTTATTGCTTTGCCAATAGTCACAAGGCTATTAACTGTTACAGCTAAAAGCTTAATTGGTAGTTTAACCAATGTAGCTACAGATGTAGAAATAACACTTAATAGTTTTGTTGCTGACTTGATAATGCTTGCTGTACTCGTAGAAGTTACAGTCAAAGTTCTGAACCTAGATACTAACTCTTTTATTGTTGCTAAACTGCTAGACAAATAAGTCAGTGTCTTTGCAGCACTCTTAGTAATTGTCGCAGTAGATGTAGACAAGATTGTCTTAATTACCGCAATAGCTCTTTTTATAGTAACTGTCGAAGTAACAGCATAAGTTAAAGTTCTAAACAAACTTTGAAGCTTATTAATTGTTACTGTCGACGTTACTGCGTAACTAAGTGTTCTTAGCAACGCTAATACTTTAGTTATAATGCTAGTGCTAGTAGAAGTAACTATCAATGTAGGCGTTAACGTAATGTTATCGCTTGCATCAATTGCTACTCTATCTATACTAGAACCATTTATTGACATTAACTAAACTGAACTTTAAATGTAAACTGAATTGAATCGCTAGTATTCAATGGAATGCCTGTAAAGTCACCTTTAATAAATAAATTGCCAGAGGTTGAAGCATCAAACAAACCAGCATTAGTGATTGTCTCACTTGTACCAGCAGTCTGTGTACCTACAACTTGGAATGTGTCGTTTGTTGTGGATGTTGTAACTTGAGAGGTGGTTCCACTAACACGTGGTGTTACCTCTGTAAACAAAGTCGTATCAGTTGCACCAGTCGTACCGGCACCAGTTCCCCAAGCAACATAGCTGGGAGTGGTACCACCACTATTAAGGCGGCTAGTAACGATAGCACGTCCTGTATTAACTAAGAGTGTAGCCATTTTTTAATTCTCCAAATAAAACGTTTGATTGGGTTTTTGTGCCAATAATCTATAACGCCTAATTCAACTACAGTACCATCCGCACGGATAACCGTAGCGGATAGGTGTAGTTCTTTAGCGTTGCTATTTGCAACCTGCATTACTGAACGCCTTGTTTAACCA